TATATGATCAATAACAACAATAGTGATTTCATTCTCATTATTAGGAATGTACTTCTTATTGTATTGATCTACATCTTCTATTACACCATTAGCTAATGCATGATCTTTAAGATGTTTAGATATACCCACTGGGTTCTCTGGTCCATCAATAATAGTGATTACATCTTTCATTTGTTCCATATAATCCTCATACATCAGAAACAAATCATGCTCATCAGGTGTCATCTTATCTGTCCAACCTAATAGCTTGGATACAGGAATGATTATACCTTGGTCTAAGAATATCTTTCTTGAGACCCATTTAGCATATTTGTATGTTCTGCTACGTTCCATAGATCTGTATATGATCTTTAACTTAAGACCTGGAGTCTTCTGACTGATAAACCAATCAAATGGATTTAAAACATATGCGTCATCTAAGAAGCTTGTTTTACCTGATCCAGTGAGGCCACCTATCAGTGTGTACATAGACTTTCTGATGCCAATATATCTGTTCAATCTTTCAAAGCCCATAGGTATACCATTGTTTCTACCATCTAGGCCTGCTTGAACTTCTCGTTTTAAATCTTCAAAACTCATATGTCCATGCCTTTAATTGGTTCAGCAGATTCTATTACAGTCTTACCATCTCTTATCAACTCAATGAATGGTTCAAATGACCTCTGGTTGAGATAGGTGAGACTGTTCTGCATAAATGTAAGTCTATTGACTTTTGTCTTAATTGAATTCTCTTTCTTCTGCAGTATTTCGTATTCTAATGCTGCTATGAGCTCTGTAGGTTTGTACTCGCCTTCTCCAACAATGCTGTCGAATTTGACTTTACAATCCTCTTTCTTTACACGCATACCACGTGTACCTGTAAATGATTGACTCTTATATGTGAAGGTGTCAGTACCTGGGTACATCATCCACCACTTATCAAAGTCAGAATCTGTTTTCTTCTTCTTAGCTATCTTAGGTTGCTCTATCTTCTCATTAAGAAAAGACAAAACTTCATTACCTATGATAGTAATCTTATTTGACTCTGACAATAGACCTTTTCTGCGTACAGTTTGATGTAACATTTTCATCTTACTATCATCTGTACACATTTCGTCTACATCATTGCCTTCTTGAACAAGTGTTATGAAGCATAACATGTCTAAGCTGTAGCCAGCTTTAGTCAGCTCCTTAAAATGGGAGAACGTTAGCGTGAGGTTCATTATGTTTCTCTAGGATTTTATCTGTGTCTATTACTTCAATACGAGCAGGTTGTTTCTGATTTAATTCTTTCTGAATTGCTTCGTTCCACTCCTGTCCTTCTTCATGCAAATATATGAAATCCTTGAGATATTCTCTCTCCCAATCTTCAATTATTTTTAGGTTCTTCATCTTTATATCCTTTATTATTCCAAAAATAAGAACAACTTAATGTTGCAACACCAAGACCAACATGGTGATTGTCAAACATGAAATCTAATTTATATGGAGGGTCACTAAAAAATGATTGTCCTAGTTCTTCAGCTTTAGCTGTATATCTGTGGCAGTTCAGTCTTAGTAGACAACTACCACCTTTGCACATTGAAATGTCTGGCATGTTTTTAATTTTAATTGTTATTCTGCAGCCCAACCAAAGAGTATGTATTTACCTGCTCTCTCTGTTGTAGACTTCTTATATGTTATCTTAGCTACTGTAGGATCAGATTTGATTAACACCTTACGCATTACAATCCTCGTAGTTTTTTGATGCTTCTCTGTATATGCTCTAGCCATTTTAACAGCCTCACCTTTGGTCATGCATGAAGCAATCACTCCATCTTCAAAATACTTTTCCACTTCATATTTAAGAATCCATTGCTTTGTACCAGGTGTAACTACATGCTCCACTTGAGACTTAGTCTTGTTCTTATTAACAATTGGATCTAATATACATATGCCAGCACAGTCTCTTTTATGTAACTTATCTTGTTGCATCTTTACATACTCATCAAAGCTTTTCTTACTTCTTCTAAATTGATCTGTAAGGTCATCAATTGTATGTGTTGTACTAATTGTACCATTATATGAATCATTTCCTGATTCTACTTCTGCCTCTGCAACAGCATTAGTATATGCATCTGATAATGTTTTACCATATGCTGTCATTTCAAACCAACTTGCTCCCATAATTGTGTTTTTTTATTTTACTTCAATATGATTCCTACCATCATTCCAATATGTTATGTCACCATACCATACAAAGAGTTCTTCGTCAGGTTGGATGAGTCTTGTAGCAACAAACTCAAACGTGTTGCGTTCTATGTTGGATCTCCAAGCAGCGTTGGCTGTGTCTGAATGATTATAAAATGAACCAAACCCATCAGCTATCACTTGTTTCTCCCATTGTCTACCAGAATCTTGTGGCCAATTAAATCTGTAGTCTATTACACAAGGAGATATTTCTCCATTTTGCATACCTATATCAAAAAAGGGACACTCTTCTATAATGTCCCCTTCAAATATTATCTTGTCTGCAAATACTCCCCAGCCATGTATACTGCTTGGAGCCATATAGACTTTTGTTGATGGATATATACGCATATTAATCTTTTATACGTAGGCCAAACTCTAAATCAAACCATTGAAAGTTTGCTTCAGCTCTTGCTTTGTTTATTTTAAATACCTTTTTCATTAATGGTACAGCATATGCTTTGAACTCATTATGTTGTTCTTGAGTCATAGTCCATTTGCTGTACCACTCTTTTGTCATATATGCTTCTTGCATAGACTTACCAACCATTTCTAGTTGATAACTAACAAGATGGTCGCCTATGTTTTCTCTATTTATCTTTGCCATTAGAATGTGTCTATAAGTTTAACTATTTCATCGTAGTCATACGTATCTCCTTCTTGTTGTGCTTTCATTAATAGCTTTGCAACTACTTTACCACATTTCTTAGCTACATCTATACCTGTATATGGATCTTGTCCTACAATTGGTAGGAATTCCAATACTAATTCTGCTGCTTTATGTTTGTTGTCCATTAGAATAATGTCATTTGATTAGGATTAATAATAATTTTACGCTTTCTACCTTCATACTGTATTTTGTGCATGATTCTCTCAGCACGCTCTATATAATATGCATGATTGATGTTATCTAGAGGATGATCTGGTAATAGATGATTACATACTTTCATCACCCATTCGCCTGCTTCAACTTGTGATACATCAACAGCTGTGCTATCTGAATTCTCATTCTTAACCTTCAATAACTTCTCACCTGTATTACTTACATAATATCTGATAAGTTTATTGTAGACTGTTCTGTTTTCTTTCGAGTGTCCTTCGTAGTGAAAGTCTTTACTAGCTTTCTGTCTGAGACAATAGTCATAAATATTTGTGTGATTATGAATAGTGGTAGCCACAGGCACATCATTAACAAAAAACTGCTCCAGTGCAATAGGTACAATCCTAGCACTCTTATTTTTGTGCAGCTCAAAGTCAGTAAGGAAATCTCCTTTCTTTTTAATTTCTCCATTGGTTTTAATTGCTAAATAGTCATTAACTGTTGAGAATATAATCTTTTGATAATCAGTGCGTTCAAGCTCATATTTAGTAGCTTCCATCCACCAACTATTAATCTCATGCATCTTATCTATTAATGATTTATTAACCATAATAGTTACACCATCTGTATTTGCAGATATAACATGTATATCAGCTAATTCATATGCTTCGATGAGCATAAGAAGACTCAATTCACCTGTAATAGTGGTGAACATAGTGAGCTGTCTATCATAGATCCAAGACTGCATGTCACTGCTTTTACCATACACAGAGTTAACTGCAAGCTTAAGAGCACCAACAATACCTGCTATCTTCTTATCCTTTTTAGCCATGGGTTTGAGTTCCAACCTTTTTTCAAACATTGCTTTATATCCAAGTAAGAATTCCTTACCCAGGTGACCAGGATATCTGCCATTGCTAATAATAATAGCAGGATAATAGCTAGATACATCCCAATCAAGAATTTTAGTTTTATCATCAGCTTCAAATACTTTAGGTTTATTTTCTGTATGTAGTCCACCCTTCATAAATGAATAGGTGTTACCATGGAATTCAATGGATTCTTTAAAATCGTCCTGTAATCCAAGCACAGTCTTTTTCATTTTCTTTAAGAATTCTTTAAGCTTTGGTGTTTGGAACACTACATAACCAGCAATACACTTTTTTAATTCTATTTCTTTACGAAAATATCCTTTTTTAGGTAGTTCATTATAGTGAATATGTTTCTCCTGACAATAGTATTTCTTAATCATCTCATCACCAATTTTACTATCTGAATAGTTTAAACAGGGTATACCAAACTCTTCGTATATATCTTCTCTCAACTCTACCTGATTGT